TTCAGCAAAGGACTTGGACATTCTTATCTCTCTTGGTAGACAAATGTCTGACACCAAGGAGAGCAAGAACAAGGAAGTCGACTGGACCAAGGGAATCTCGAGTGAGACCGCCTGCCAGTACTTTTACGTCGTCTTCTTCATCATCACTGGAATTTCCACCGCGATCCTCATTCGCTACCTTATGATCCCCAAGGTGGGCCCGACGATGGCGCTCGCCGTTCTCCCCAGCATTCTCATCGCCATCCTCAACGCCCTCTTCTTTTACATTGTCTGTGCGCGCAGTCTTCTCAAGTAGAAGTTTTCCTTCAGAAGGTATAAACAAATGGGCGGTGGTCTCCTTCAGCTTGTTGCATACGGCGCACAGGATGCCTATCTGAGTGGCAATCCGCATATCACGTTCTGGAAGATCCTCTACAAGCGTCACACCAACTTCGCCATGGAGGCCTTCCGCGTGAACTTCACCGGCGCGCCCGCCTGGGGGCAGCGTGTCGTGGCTGTTGTCAATCGCAACGCCGACCTCATCTGGAAGACCTATCTCGAAATCACGCTTCCCGTGACGGATGGTGTCTCGAACCTTGAGAAATGGACCGGTGGCGCCAAGCGTCGCCTGGGCTACCTCATGGTCCAGCAGGTCGAGGTGGAGATCGGTGGCCAGATCATCGACCGCCAGTACGGCGAGTGGCTCTACCTCTGGGAGACCCTGACGGCGGACTTCGATACGGCGATGAAGCTCGACAACCTCGTCGGTGGCGCCTACGAGAGTGCCGACACGACCTCCCCGCTCTGCCGTGGTCGCCCGGACGTCATCTATGTCCCCTTCCAGTTCTGGTTCAACCGCAACCCGGGCCTGGCGCTCCCGCTGATCGCCCTCCAGTACCACGAGGTTCGCTTCAACATCACCCTCAACGACGCCGTGAACCTGGTCCAGGGTGCAGCGGCAACGGGGGCGTCCCTCGCGGCTGCAGCGGGTGCCCTCCCTGCGCCGAAGGATATGGCGCTCTACATCGACTACGTCTACCTCGACGTGGAGGAGCGCCGTCGCTTTGCCCAGGAGTCGCACGAGTACCTCATCGAGCAGCTCCAGTTTGAGGGCCAGCAGCAGATCACCTCGGCCTCCGAGCGTATCGACCTCACCCTCAACCACCCCATCAAGGAGCTCATCTGGGTCTTCCAGGATGCCCGCAAGACGGATTGCTCGATCCCCGCGTCCTCTGGGAGCCCCAACTACACCCCTGCGGCGTACACGCAGCCGTTCAGCTACGACGACATCGTCAACCGCTCTCGCATCCAGATCAACGGACAGGACCGCTTCGAGGAGCGCTACGGCGATTATTTCTGGAAGGTCCAGCCCTACCAGCACCACACCGGCGGTGGGTACGCCCGTGCGCTTGCGCCGGCCTCTCTGACTGCGACCCCCGTCATTGCGGCGCCCGCCCCGAACCCGATCAACGTGTACTCCTTCGCGATCGCCCCCGAGGAGCACCAGCCGTCCGGCACCTGCAACTTCTCTCGCATTGACAACGCGACCCTCGTGATTGACAGCATCCGCACGTCGACGGATATCGGCAACTACCCGACCAAGTCGTACCCCTACAACTTCCGCCTCTACGCCGTCAACTACAACATCCTCCGCATCATGAGCGGCATGGGCGGGCTCGCGTACTCCAACTAAAGTCCATGTGAAGAACAATGAACATCCCGCGCGTGTATTGGTATGTCCTGTTGATTGTGATGCTGGAGACGATGGCGATGTCGTGCTTCAAGCGAAGCACCGACAGCACTGCGTGGTTTGCGGTTGGGGTTCTCTTCTATGCAGCGGTGGGCTATCTCCTTCGGTCCACCTTCTCGTCGACTGGAATGGCGATGACGAATGCGCTCTGGTCAGGACTCTCGGTCGTGGCGACGACTGTGGTCGGAACGTTGCTCTTTAAGGAAATGCTCCACCTCCACGACTTCCTTGCGATTGCGATGATTGCCGGCGGGGTTCTCATCCTGAAGGTCACCGATTAACCGGGTAGCGCCGGATACGCCCAGACTCCAGTTGAAACAGCCAGACAGGAACAAGCTCATCCGCACCCTCATACCCAATCGCATACGTTCCGACATGGAGGAGACGTTCGACAGCGGAAAAGGTCGTGTAGAGTCGAATGTCATCCCATCCGAGGTCGCCTCGTGGGAAGACGATGTACATCATTTACTATCATACTTCGTGACGCGAGTGTTCGGTTTGCACGCACCAATTCCCATGGTCTGCTGAATCATCACCGGAGCCGGGACTCCCTTCCCTGGACACCGTGTGTGGTCATACCCGAGAATGTGACCCATCTCGTGCGTGACCATGTACTGCCGATACGCCTTGAGGGAGAGCTTGCTCTCCCGGGCTCCGTCCCCCCACCGCATCGCATTCAGATGGATCTGACGTCCATTGAATTCGGCGCAGGACAAATGCGAGTCGCATCCAATCGACTTCATCTTCGAGACAGGAGCAAGATGGATCACGACATCTGCCATGGAGGACTCACGAACCGGCGTGAACGTCACACCGCGAGAGAGCCATCCATCCGGGTCTGCCAGATAGACCGCAATCTCGTTCGCAAACTGACGAGGGTCGTAGTCGACTCCAGGGTCGACGACCGTGGTATACCGCATTGTCTTCAGAACAGATTTTCACTTCAGCGTCCGGAAACAGCAATGCTTCGCAAGGTCTGTTCTCTCGGTCCCTCCATCAAGAGTCTCTGCGAGTCAGGCTGTATCTATCGTGAATCCAGTCTTCGTCATCTCGCCTGCCCGGCCTCGACCAAGCTTGATGTCTGTGTTGCGCCCTGTGCTCCCACGCCGTGTCCCTGTCTAAAAACCGACCTTGTGGTCCAAACAAAGACGACAGCACCAAATGAAGTGCGGACACTGTAAGAAGAAAAGCCACCTAGAGTTCAAGTGTGGATGTGGTGGTGTCTTCTGTACGGCGTGTCGTACACCGGAAGTCCATGGATGTTCTATAAAGGTCGGAGAGAAGGTCGTCCTCGTCAAGGTCGTCGCAGACAAGGTCGCTAAGTTGTAGGCTCTCCGCCGGGAGGATGCGGGGCGCTATCCAGTCGCTGCATGAGGAGGTTCATGAAGCGATTCATCATCCAAACGGGGATGTGTCTGCGATAGAGGACACACCCGACAGCATCTCCCTCCAACTCAAGAACCTCGACTTCAAGCAACGAGTTTGGAACCTCTGGATCGTCGATCTCAATGCGCCACCGCGTCTCGAGATCGGGGTCAGGAAGAATCTGGGCATGGAGGGAGGAGGGGAAGTGTGCGAGTGTCTCTGCGAGGGCTGTCTGAATCGTCCTCATTGTGAGTCTGTTTTGTTTCTCGCGAGAGCACAATCCGTTTTTCATGAACGTTCTGCTTGAAGCTATCCTTGTCGGTCTGGTTCTCCTCCCCATCTATTGGGTTGCCGAGAAGGTTCTGGGGTCGTACGGAAAATGGGTGACCCTCTTCGTGGCGGGCGCGGCCTTCCACCTTCTCTTTGAGGTCACCGGCCTCAACGCGTCCTACGCCAAGACCAAGCGGGCATGAGAAAACGTCTCCCACCCCTGAGGGACGCTCTCATTCCACCCCGCTCTTTATGATTTTGTGTTTAGGTCGTCTTCCAGTTGTCATAGTGGCAGTCCGTCGAGCAGAAGCCGTTTGTTGGTCCCAGTCCTGTCAAGTCGTCTCCGCATTCCCGGCAGTGGTTGTCGCAGCGGGTTCCGAGGGGGATTGGGCGCGTGCAGCGGTCGCAGGCCTCCCAGTCGTGGATGCACTCGGCGCAGAACCACTCCCCTCCGACCTTCGCCGCATACATCAGGATGTCCTCGCCGCAATCGGCGCAGACCTCCTCCTCCAGGCCCTGGACCCGGTCCTCCGCCACGCGCGCCTCATAGTCGTCCAGCCACTCCTGATACTCGTCGTCCTCCTGCTCGAGCTCGTGCCCGAGGACCTTGAGCACCGTGATCCACTCGTCGTTGCACGAGGAGCAGATGTAGCTGTCGGGCTCCGTCCACGGGTGGATGCAGACGCCGTGGGCGAGGCAGCGGGCGCAGGTAAAGCGGTGCGCGAGCAGCGAGCGGGCGACGTGTCCGCGCCAGACGGCCTGGATGACGGTCGCAGCGGGGGAATACTCGGACTCCTCGAACTCGCGGACCTTGCCGTACCAGTGGGCGGCGACGCGCCACCGCTTGGGGCCACGGCGGACCTCCTCGTCGAGGGCGGTCCACTCACCGATGTCAGAGCCGTACTTCTCGGGCTCCTCCACCATATCCTTCCAGACGCGCCAGTTGCGCTCCTCGTCGGGCATCGGCTGTCCCAGGCTCGCCGGCTTGGGCGACTGGAACTCCGCGCGGCGGCCGCTCATCTCGTTCGCCCAGGCGAGGGCGGAGATGAGGGCGACACCGTTGCCCTTGAGGGTGGTGAAGTAGGCGTTGACGCACGCGAGCCACTCGGGCTCGGGCATCCGAAGAAGCGCCGTCTTCCTGTTCTGCTGCTCCTCGTACAGCATATCGCCCCACGGCATGTTGCAGTGAGCGAGAGTGGTGTCCATTGTCAAGGCTGAGTGTGTGCTTGAAAGAGACTGTGAGAGTTGGGGGTACTCTCCCTCTTTCCTCGGAGGAAATGGATCCGTTTTTGTCACCTAGACGTCCTCATCCGAGTCCTCGCAGTAG